ATGTCGATCTGAAGCTCTGTTGAATACTTGTCTCCACCAAAGCGTGATTCAGCTACTTCGAACGCATCAACTACTTGTGCGTTAATGTAGATTTGATCAGTCTCAGCGATTGTTTTCTTACGATCAGCTTCTTCTTTAGCTGATTCTTGCCACAGAGGAGTAAATTCAATATCAAGCTCTTCAGCGTTTAACTGCGGGAATTCAGTCTGAGCTACATATTTAATAGTCTGCATAAGTTTTGGTTTAAGAAAGTTTTTTTGAATTGATTCTATAAAATCGTACCAATTTGTACTCTCATGCTCACCACTACCTCCTAAACCACCAGCTTGCTCGCCTAATAATAGCGTCCGAGGCATAGCAGTTGAAGTTACTAAACGGCTTTCTACTTTGTCCATGAGGTCTTTTAAGCCCGTTACATTTCGGGATTTGTGCTCAAATTCCTCATTTTGAGAATCAATTACGACCATTTTTGCTACTGATTTAGCTAAATTCATCATCTCTAAACGCTTAATAACGTCATCGTCACCGTTCGCGCTCATCATATCTGCTAAACGATTGAGCTTAATGACAGGAATATCAAAGTCCTGAATCATTAAAGCGATTGCGTCATTACTGATTTGATAATTGCGGATAGCATTTTCGAGCTTATTAAGGACCGAGTCTCCCCAATAGCCATTCTGCTTATAGATCTGCCGCGGTAAATAGAGGCCATCATACTTAACTACTCTCGTATTATGCACGGGCTGGTTCATTGTTTTTGAACCCTCAGAAACTTGCAAGCGATATAGAAGAGCCTCTCCGAATGTGGGCGAAGTGATGTTGCTGTCGATATCTGTGGCATTAACCAAGAGCTGCCACCGGTCGAAAACGTGCATCGTAAGGAGCTTTTTACCCACGGGCATTGGGAACTCAAGCTGTGCGTCTTCGGTTATATGGAGCACGCCGGCCCCGCCGTGAATGCGCGACTCTACCCATGCTCTCTTGTGCATTTCGTCCACTTTTAATGCACGTAGACGATCTGTGAAGGCTTTTTGAATCTTTTTATCTTTAATGCCTGTAATTTCATAACCTTTTTTAAAAGACTCAGAAGGAATGATATCTACTATGCGGCCCGCGAGGTCATCACCAGCATAGAAATGATTTAAGTCGTCACGAACTTGCCGCTCCCACGAAACTTTAGCGCCTGTCCGTTTATCGCGGCCTTTTACACCGATTGCGGTAAGAACGTTCGCCCAGCCATCGAGCGTAAGTGCTTTTTTAACCTTATTCATTACTTCCATAAGTGCTCCTAACTTGTCATACCTTTAATCCAGCCCGAACCATTGCCTAAATCTATCAGAGCTTGCGACGTGCTGTCCACTTGATCGTCGTTCATAGCGTATGGGAATGTCACCATCTCTTCTATATAGCCACCGATCCACGGCGCTATACTTGGGTCTGGCAACCACACGTTTCCAGCTGCGAAAAAAGTCGATACAGCGTTTGCTCTCGAAACCTTACTCTCGGTCGGAGTGTACGGCAAGACGCCCATGATCTCTTTACTTAGCTCCTCGACCAATGCCGCGCCGTTGGCTTTTTTCTCAATAATCTTCCGCCACGCTTTCGGCCATTTGGCAGACATGATGCGAATTGCGCTCTTTGTGTCCACGTAGCCCATTTGCCGCCGTACCAGATCGAGCAGGTAGAACTTATTTCCCGACTTGCCCCACACGGTACCCACGACATAATCCGAATCCTCAGACTCGCTAAATGTAGCATCCCATGACTGGATAATTGTTTCGAAGTGCTCGGGCAGCATGGCTTTGGTATAGAAATTCTTCATCCACTCGCGCTTAAAGATATTGCCATCGAGCGAAGATGGCCGTTGCTGATACAAACTGTTCCACGAAGAACTAGGCATCGCGGCTTTCATTTTAATGAGAGTAGACTCATCGAACTTCCACGGCCAAAGGGCTTCGCCTTCCAACCGGTCGTCAATATCGTTGTCCATGTCCTCTTTAAGTGCTTCTAATTTAACTACTTCCCACTGTTCTGCATTTGGATCTTCGCGCATGGCTTTAAGGAGCCGGCCAGCTAGATCGTCCTCATGCCATCGAGTCATGACTAAAATAAGTGCAGCTGAACTACCCTCGAGACGGGTTTTGATCGTGTCATTGTATTCGTTCCACGCATTTTCGCGGAATACCGGTGAATTGGCCTCTTTGCGATTCTTAATAATATCATCCACGATAATAATGTCGCCGCCGGTACCGGTGATCGTACCGCCCAAACCCGCTGTGTCCGGCTATTTCGAAGAAGTTGGCTTGATTAACTCCGTCCGAATCGTCCTGTTTGCCGCGCTTTTTATCCGCGAGCTTAGTTTCTGGAAAGACTGATTTATAGGCTTTTGACTGGATGACTTTTTTAATTTGCTTGGCGTTTCGATTAGCGAGCTGAGAGCCGTATGATACCCCTATGATCTGCTTATTCGGGTCACGGCCAAGCGCAAAGGCCGGAAAGCGTACAGACACAAGCTCCGATTTGCCGTGGCGAGGCGGCATGAATACCATTAACCGCTTGCATTTGCCTGCCAAGACTCTGTGCAGTTTCTTAGCTAAGGTGTCGTGATGCCAGCCGATATTATATCTCGGCATCGTTAATAGAGTGAAATGCAGGATGCTCTTGTTTGCCATCCCTGAGAGATTCGCGTTAATGCTGGTTCGCGCCGCGAGCACGTTTGTTATGTTCTCACTCATCGTCCATAGTCCCTGTTATTTTTCCAATTTGGGCCGCGATGTTGAGGACTTCTTCTTTTGCTTCTTTTAATGTAGTCGGGCTCGCGTTTGCAGCTAAGTCAACCCCACCCATAAACTCTTCTTTGTTCTGGTTGAGCCCGATAATATCGCCCCAATTATCAGCGAACCGGTTACGCAAGAACCATTGGATTGATTTCGGATCTGGAATAATTTCTTCCTCGACGCAAACTAACTGCTCTTCTTCAAATATTTCTTTGTCGCCATTTGCCTTAATTACGGTCTTTTTCTTCATAACCTTCTCCCATCGCGACGGTCGCCCGTGCAGGAAGAAGCTCATGTTATTGAGGACGTGGACCTCTTTGTTAGCTATGGCCTTTTGCAGTCTTTCAAATAACACGCCGTGGATAGAATCGGGGTTTTTACGCCCCTGAGTTATCCAATAGTTCAAAGTGGCCGGAGATATACTGTTGGCGTACGCGGCAGACTTTTGACTCGTCCCGAGCTGCGCTATCCCACAGAGATTCTCAATCAACTCCATCGTGAGCTCGGATTTGCGGTTCTTTGCGCTTTCCCCGTGAGCCGGAAATGGTTTATCGCCCTTACGGGTATCGGGTAGCTTTTTAGGATCTGGTTTAACTGGACCGTTATTTGCCATCTACGGCCTCGGTCTTCTTGATTACTTGGTCTTTTGGAGCACGGACGACGAGAATTGCCGTTCCGTTTTTAATTTGTTTTATGATTACGATCGCATCCGCGATGTATAATATATCACCTTCTCGGACCTGTGAGGTCAGAAAGCCGCCGTATTCCTTATTAGCCTGATCTCCGCCAAGGTTCGGGCCTTGACCGGAAGTATTCTTATCACGCTGCACTCTAAATCCTTTGAGTTACAACTCACTTTTTCTACATTACCAGAAAAGAACCACTTGTCGTCAATGTCTAACATCTTCGATAGACCATCTTGCATCGCTTTTCGGCGGTTATCGGCATCAATTTCCTGTGGTTGCCCATCTAACGTCCAGATTCTCTTATGTTCAAATGCGTACCACGTGTCCACGCGGAGGACAAAACCATCTTTAATCCACGCGAGCAGTTGTGTACGGATCTGTACGAAATTGTGATGATTGGCATTTTTAAAAGACTGCAGCCGTAAAAGGAATAAATCGTACTCTTCGGATCGGCGCTTGCCTGTTACTTTGACCTTTACCCAAGGCTTACCATTTTTGGTGGTAGCTTTCTTTGAGATGTTCGTCTCATACATATTGTTCGCGGAAGGCGGGATTGGTAACTGGTCGATCCAGATCACGGATTCTTTTGCCCTGCGTGAATTAAAGCCATGTCGCATTGGAAAGTGATAGCATCGGCCTGCTGCTTCATTATCTGCTCCCCGCGCTCATCGCTTACCTCAATAACTTTTCCGCCTCCAAGCTCCGCAACTTCTGTTGGAAGGTCCGTTGGAACTACCGTGTAATGGTTGCCACCGATTGATTCGAAGCAGTTGATTAAAAGTCTCATGATTCCTCCTCGTAATTATACGAATTTATTCAATTTTATCCAAAATTTTACAATACTTTACAATGTCTTGTTCCCAATCTCGGGCCTTAGGGGAACAATAAGTAGCCCCTAAGCCTACTGATACCTCTGTACACCGTATTTTTGAATCATACGATAAAGATTAGCTCGGGAGATCCCCGAGAGTCGAACTGCTTCCATCATGTTGCCCTTAGCTACTTT